AGACAAAAAATGGCTGAAACCATTTTTGAAAGTCCAGAATCATTTAGACAGCACATCGAATTTTCAAACAAAGCCAAAGGAATTATATGAAAAACGACATCCGCAACATGATAAAAACAGCAATCGAAGAAGATGCTCTAAACTTTAAAAATCATACATCAAAAATTTTGTATGAAAAAGTTGGGCAAAAGCTTGATGAACAGTACAAGGTCGTAGCAAATAACTTATTTAAGGCACAAAATGAAGCTAATAACGGAACTAACTGAAGATATAAAATACATCAAAGAAAATGTCGGCAATGGAGACAAATTGTACTTCATTGAAGGCGTTTTTATGCAATCTGATGTAAAAAATAAAAATGGAAGAATTTATCCTCAAAATACTCTTTTAAAAGAATGCAAAAGATATATTAGCGAATACGTAGATAAGGGTCGTGCTTTAGGTGAATTAAACCACCCCACAGGACCAACAGTAAACCTTGATAGAGTTTCACACATAGTAAAAGAGCTCTACGAAGATGGAAAAAATGTTTACGGAAAAGCAAAAGTCCTTGACACCCCAATGGGTAAGATTGTAAAAAATTTGATTGACGAGGGTGCACAGCTAGGTGTTTCAACACGTGGCATGGGATCTCTCAAAGCAAAAAATGGTTACCAAGAAGTTCAAGAAGATTTTATGCTTGCCGCAATTGACATTGTAGCAGACCCATCTGCACCAAATGCCTTTGTTAACGGAATTATGGAAGGAAGAGAATGGATGTTCCAAAATGGTATGTGGAGCGAAAGAAGACACGAAGAAGCCATAAAAACAATTAAAAACTCTTCAAGCAGAAACTTAAATAAAAATATTGTAAAAATTTTTGAGAACTATTTTAAAAATATATGAAAAGCATATCTAATGACACCAAATATTATCTGACCAGTTCTTTAAACTATAGAAACCAATATTTTAAAGAGGCTGCTGGTGCGCAGTTAGAAAAGCCAGATTCAAATCTTTCTGGGTTTATGTCCAAATATGGCAAAAAGAAAAAAGATAATTTAGCAGCATCTGTTTCAGGTGGAGCTGGTTCAGGTGGTGGCAGTGGTGGGGAAAAAGTAGAAAATATAATGTTTGGCGATATGTCAGGCGAAGATATTGGAAATGCTGCCACGGCATACGCAACAGGTGGACTTCTTTCTATGTTTGGTCCTTCTATCGAAAAAGCAACAAAAATTGCTGGTTTAAATTTAACAAGAAAAATTTTCCCAGGCAGTTCAACTGGAGGGAGACTTGCAGGAAAAGTTGGAGCGGATATTGCATCAAATGTTGTGTCAAATTTGACAGGACAAATAAGAAAACTTTCTGGTTTTGATTTTGTAAATAAAAATTTGGCAAATATAGCAGACGAACAAATGCATAATATCATGCAAGGCTATGGTAAAAAAACTTTTCTTATTCCAAAGAGTACGGAAAAGCGTTATGAACGAACAGAAAGACCAAGAAGTTACCAACCATAAAAATTTTTTACTAATTCAAAATTAAATTACTTATAAATATTTTAAATCGATAAAGGATCCTTTGATTATGAAAACTAATAAGAAAACAACAATTTCAGAAGCCGCTGCCGAGGCTATGGGCCTAGGTGGTGGAGACTACGATACATCTGGTCGTGGTTCTATGGACGGAACTGGTAAGGGACCCATTGTTCCTACTCCAGTTGTAACAGGCGCACCCGCAATCACATCTGGAGTTCCCGGTGCTGGAGCTGCCCCTGCAGCAGTATCGGGAATGGTTGATTCTTCTTCGGAAGAAGAACCTGCCGAAGAAGAAACCAATGAAATGCAAGAACAAGCCCGCGATCAATTCCGCAGCGCTTTGGTTTCTCTTCTTGGCGAAGATGTCGATGAAGATCTAATTGTAAAATTAGAAGGAATTTTTGAAGCAGCTGTAACAGAAAGAGTCGAACAAACCGTTTCTACAATCGTAGAGGGTGTTGATGAAAATGTCAAGACATATCTTGACAACGTCACGGAAGCCCTTGTCGAAAAAGTAGACGACTATTTGGATTACGTAGTTGAAGAATGGATGCAAGAAAATGCTGTCTCGGTTGAACAAGGAATCAAGACACAAATTGCAGAAAACTTCATCTCTGGTTTGAAAGATTTGTTTGAAAACCATTACATCGACGTTCCAAATGAAAAATATAATGTTTTGGATGAGCTCTATGCAGAAAATAGAGATCTTCAAACCAAGCTAAACGAAGCAATCAACCACAACATTGAACTAAACAAAGAAGTTTCTTTGACAGAATGTGCTGGAATCTTTGTTGCAGAAACAAGAGATATGGCAGACACACAAGTTGCTAAATTGCAATCTTTGATGGAAAATGTATCTTTTGGATCGCCAGAAGAATACAGAGAAAAACTAGTAGCAATTCGTGAAAACTACGTAAATGCTACAAGAGTTTCTTCTCCAGCAAGAATTGCTGAACCAGAGCAAACATTTGCTTCAGTAAAACAATCCCCAACTACACTTGTTGAAAGTTATGTTGGCGCTTTAGGTCGTTTAAATAAGAAAATTTAATTTTCTAAATAATTTTAACTCACAGGAGATATATTTCAAATGCAATTCGCAGAAAATACACCATATGACGTATTAACCGAGAAGTGGGAGCCAGTCCTTGGACATGATGCTCTTCCTTCTATCCAAGATGACTACCGTAAGAAAGTTACAGCAGTTCTCTTGGAGAACCAAGAACAAGCTCTCCGTTCTCAGTACTTGACTGAAACAATGAGCTCCAACAACCTAGGAATGCCACAATCATACAGCAACACCCCAACTGTTGCCGGATATGATCCAGTACTCATCTCTTTGGTTCGTCGTTCCATGCCAAACTTGATGGCCTATGATATTTGCGGCGTTCAACCAATGACCGCCCCAACAGGCCTCATCTTTGCTATGCGTGCCCAATATCAAGTACAGGGTAATGCAGACAGTGCTTACACAACAGCCAAAGAAGCTATGTTCCAAGAACCACAAGCCTCCTTCGGTGGCTCTGGCTATACTCTTGGTTCGACCTTCGCAGCATCCAGAGGATTGTCGGCTGCATGGAACTACACTGATGGAGTCAGAGGTTCTGCAGCGGAAATCGCAGCTCTTCGTGGCATTTTGACCAACTTTGGTGAAGGAATTGGAAACAATCCACTTGGTATTACCACACAAGGTGGATTTAATCTTGCATACTACACTGGTGCAAATAATCCATATTCAAACTTCAACCAAATGTCTTTCTCCATCGACCGTGTTGCAGTACAAGCTCGTACACGTGCAATGGCAAGCAACTACACAGTTGAATTGGCACAAGACCTCAAGGCTGTTCACGGTCTTGACGCTGAAGCTGAATTGGCAAACCTACTCAGCACAGAAATTCTTGCCGAAATCAACCGTGAAATCGTCAGAACAATCTACTATGTTGCTAAGAGTGGTTCACAACAAAGAGACCTACAGAACATAGGTGAATATGACCTTGATATAGACTCAGACGGTCGTTGGTCTGCCGAACGTTTCCGTGGCCTAAGCTTCCAGATTGAGCGTGAATGCAATTATCTCGCCAAGGAAACTCGCCGTGGACGCGGTAACTTCATCATCTGCGACAGCGATACAGCTTCTGCTCTCGCAATGTCAGGATTCATGAGCTTGAGCCCAGCAATTGCTCCTCAACTCAATGTTGATGACACACAAAGCACATTTGCCGGTGTAATCAACGGCAAGATTCGTGTATACATCGATCCATATAGCCCAGCCGGTTATAACTTCTTCGTCGCTGGCTATAAGGGTGAATCGCCATATGATGCAGGTTTGTTCTACTGCCCATACGTTCCTCTACAAATGGTCCGTGCTGTCGATCCAAATACTTTCCAACCAAGAATTGGATTTAAGACACGCTACGGTGTCGTTGGAAACCCATACGTCTTGAACAGCTCTGGCGTACCAGATGCTGAAACCTTGACCTCGGGTCTCAACCAATACTACCGCTTTACAGCTGTTAAAAACCTCCACGGTAACACAATCTGATTCGTAGTGTAACTTAAAACTTGGAAAACCTCCCGAGAAATCGGGAGGTTTTTCTTTTACCATAAATATTTGTATGGCAATATGCACAGAAAATTTAAATCCTCTTTATAACAATTATTTTCAATTGTTTTTTGGCAGAGGAACAAAAAGAATGGAATTGATGTGCCAAAAAGTTTCTTTGCCGGGTATATCAATCGGTGATCAACCACAACCCACTACACTTGGAACAAATATTCCTGTTCCAACGCTGGGCATACAGTTTGAACCACTTAGCGTAGAATTTATTGTGGACAGTGAATTAAAAAATTGGAAAAGTATTTATTCTTGGATCAGAAACGTAACAAATATAAAAGATGATTCGGGTTACAATTTAGATTACCAAGACTGGCACCATCAGGCAACTTTGACGTTGTATAGCGCAACAGATAAATGTGGCCCAACATCCATAAATTTTTGGCATATTATTCCCACATCTTTAAGCGGAATGTTATTCCGTTCAGACAGTTCGGATGCTTTACCACAGTCAGCGACATGTAAATTTAAGTATTCTTACTATACCATAACCCCAGACGCCCCAACAAATTTAAAAAATACTATTTAAAAATAATCTTCTGGATTATCTGACCAGCTTTCTGGATTTTCTGGGGGCTTCTCCGGATTATAAGGTAGGTTATTAGTTTCTGGTTTGACTGCCTTGCGTTTCTTCTTCTTGGGTGGGGTTTCGGGCTCTTCTGCATCAAAGGCCTCAGAATCGCCTTCTATCTCTATATCTTCATCAATTTCTATTACACTTTCTACACCCTCAAATTGGTCCATCATTTCGTTTACAAAATTTACAAAATCTTCATTTGTAAACAAGTCGTTTAATAATTGAAGCCCAGGAATTACGTCCGGATTTGAATTATTGCTGGATGGGGCAATAGATTTTGGATCTGTTTGAAGTGTCATAAAATACACCTCATACATTTTTTCCAATTCTAAATTTGGCATACCCATATACACTAAAACTGTTTTAGGTAAAATTATTTCGTAGCCCTTTATATTTGCTAGGTAGTTTGTAAGTTTTACGTATTCTACCATGTTATTTTTTTCATCTCTGGAAATATAATTTTCCAAAAGAGCTGGGCAGGATATTTTAATTTGGTCTGGGGCAATATCACTCACTAGCGAGATTAGTTCTTCGCCAGAGGTAAGTTTAAGAACTCTAAGTGCACCCGAGAAAGAATCTGCGGGAAGTGAATCGGACATAGGTATGTCCTCCCTTCCTTATTATTTATCTTTTGAAAGATCATCAAACCCCATTGAAAATACTCTGTGGTCAAATTTTTCTTTTTTATAAATTTTAATTCGTTCTTCAAAATGTTTTAACACGTGATTTTTATATGACTTCCAAGATAAGTCATCTACAATATCATATACTTTCAATGTTTTCTTTTTTTCCGATACTCTTAATCCACGACCAATGCTTTGCAGCAACCGTATCACTGATTTGGTCGGTGATGCAAATATGATATTATCAAGATTGACAATATTGATCCCAGCAGAAGTAGTACCGTAGGAAGCAACCAAAATGGCATCCTGTTCTTTATCAACGACTTTTCTGATATATTCTCTTGCTTCAGCTTCTGTTTTTCCATGGATAAGATATATTTGTCTATTGCTTCCCGCTGCTTCCAAGAGAGCTGCCAATGGCTTCCCGTGCGACTCCACATAATTGTAGAGGATGAGAGTGTTTCCTTTTGTTTTAAGGGCAAGTTCTTTGATGAACTCGTTTCTTTTTTCATTGGTTATTATCCATTTAATCTCATCTGCGTATTTTTGTTTTTTTAATAAATTTTTTTCTTCTTCTTTATATTTAAGAATTATGCAATCTACACCAAGAGTTGCTAAAAGACCCTTGTTCATAAGATTTTTTGTTTGAATAAACTGTACTGCAGGCCCCAATATGCCTTCAATACTGAGTCTATGGGCTTGTGTTTGTTGTAGAGTTCCTGTGGTGCCTATACGAAACCAAGCTTTTGAAAGTTTTTGTCCAATAAAATTTATTGATTCCGCTTTTGCTTGGTGGCACTCATCAAAAAATATTGCATCAAATTGATCAAACCATTGTTTTGGTAATTTGTATATTGATTGCCACGTAGATATCACTATCTGTTTTTCTGTTTGTTTTTCTGCGCCAGAAGATATTTTATGTATGTATTTTTTTGAAGACCAGGATTTATCTTTAGCAGAATAGTCAAAAAAATCTGCTTCCATCTGGTTTACTAGGCCAACAGTTGGAACTAAAATCAATATTTTTCGGTCTATAGGCAATACCTTTTGCAGATATCGAACCAAGACGTATATAATAAGACTTTTTCCAGAGCCAGTCGGTGAAATTATCACAGAACGATGATTGTTCAATGCATGCAAAATAGCTTTTTTCTGGTGGTCGTGCATTTTTACCGCACTTTTCTTCACCGAGACTGTCAAGGTATCGTAAAAGGTAGAAAGTTGTTCCTCTGTTATGCATAGTTTATTTTTGCTTTCTTTTATGTTTAAAGAATAGCTTCGGTCTCTGCAAAACTTTTCAAGATAAATTTTTAATCCACGTGGAAGAGTAGAGGAAAGCACATCATATAATCTTATTTTTCCATCCCAAAGTCTTTTTTTAAACATGGGCATGTACTGTGCCCCAGGAACCATAAAAGAAAAATAGTCTCTTAGTTCTTGTTTAAGACCTTTTTCCGCTTTTATATAATAGCGGACTTCATCAACAGATTCTACATCAATATCCACATAATATTTAGACTATGCCATTCATCATTTTTTGCCAGTCTATTGCAGACTTTATAGTAAAATTTCTATTATTGAGTGCCTTTAAAAACTCTTCTACCATTTTTACTTTTATCTCGGCTAAAGCAATTTTAGATTTTAAATTTATTAGTTTTGTATCACCTTCTAAAAACTTTTCCACATCTGTTTTTAATAAATCCAAATCAAATTCTTCTTCGCCCCATTCAGTAAGTTCTTCCTTTGAAGCCTTTCCTGTTATTATTTTCCACTTACGCAATCTTAAAATTGCATAGTCATTATGATACTTTGTAAGTAACAATTTAAAATCAGACAATAAGTTTAAGTACTTACCGTGTATTTGTGGTATCTTTAATGCTTCAGAACCTAGTTCTGTAGAATCAACTTGAGAATCTTTAGTTATGTTTTGTTTTAGTTCTTCTAAGTCCATTTAAATTAAAAATACTATAAGACACTAAAATGTCAACTAAATATGGTTGACATTAAAAAATAAAGTATTATATTATTATTATGATTTTAGATTTAAGAGAAATACCAACGGTGTGGATAAATCTTGATTCTGCAACAAAAAACGCAGAAGCAATGGAAAAAAAATTAAAAGATCATGGTTTTAAATACACTTATAGAAAATCCGCTTGTGTAATAGAGCCTCCTGAAAACACACACTCGTCAATAAAACATTATGTTGGATGTGGACAATCCCATTTAGATATTTTAGAAAATAAAGATTACGGAACCCCACTTCTGATACTTGAGGATGACGCCGAGTTTACAGAGGCGTTTAATCCTGTTATGAACATACCAGATAATGCAGATGGCGTATATCTTGGCATTTCAAAGGGAAATGTGTATTATCAGAGCAAAAGATATAATCCAGACTATTTAAGAATAGCAGGCATACTGGCCACACACGCTATTCTTTATATAAATGAAGAATATAGAAAAAAAATGGCAGAGGTTGATAGGCATTGTATTTACAATTTAAAAAGACCTTGGGATCTTGGTGCAGCTGGATTGCAACAAGAATTTAAAGTATATACTCCCAGCAAACCGTATTTTTATCAAGCAGATCACAGGGATTCGGCCAATAAATGGGAAATGCTCACAGACAGTCCTCTTGAAAATAGAAATTCTCCAAATCTATGATAACTTACAATACTATTGGTCGGCATGGAAGATTTGGAAATCAGATGTTTCAGTATGCAGCTCTTTACGGGATTGCAAAAAAGAACAATTATGAATTTGGTGTTCCGAGTAAAAATAGAAGCCCAGATGAATACATAGATTACTGTCTACCAGATTGTTTTAAAAATTTATCAGCAAAAGATTCTTCTGGATTAATACAAAAAAATTATGCAAAAGAAAAAAGTTTTTCTTTTGATGAAACAATTTTAAATATTCCAGACTTTACAGATATATCTGGTTACTTTCAAACAGAAAAATATTTTAAAAATTATAGAAGTAATATTTTAAAAGAATTTGATTTTTATCATGATATCAAAACTAAAGCAACCGATATACGATCAAAAATTACCGATCCAGTTATAAGTTTACACATAAGGCTAGGAGATTATCTTTATCTCACAGATAGCCATCCAGTTTGCAGCCAAGAATACTATAAAGAAGCATTGAGCAATTTGCCCAATGATATTTGTATCTATATTTTTAGTGATGATATGTACAAAGCTGCAAATATATTTCAATCTTTAGATAGAAAGTATATCTTTCCAGAAACCAATGATAAATATCTTGATATGTGTCTAATGACTATGTGTGATTATCATATTGTAGCAAATAGTTCTTTTAGTTGGTGGGGCGCTTGGCTGTCAGATTCTAAAAAAGTTATTGGGCCATCCAAATGGTTTGGAGATAATCCAAATATGCCAAGAGACTGGTCAGATATTTATTGCAAAGAATGGATGGTTATATGAAAATTGCTATTTGTTTATCAGGACAACCTAGATTTTTAGATATTGGTTTTCATTTTTTACAACGATATCTAATAAACCCAAATATTCAGCATGAAATTGATTTCTTTATCCACAGTTGGTACGATTCGGATGAAGTTGGAAATTTTTTTGATTCAGCTCAGGAATCTCAAAAAAGCATGGTAGGAAAAATTTCAGTTGACTCTGATAAACTTTTAATAAATTATTATAAACCAAAAAAATTTATAATAGAACCTCAAAAAAATTTTGATAAGTATACAAAAAAATTAAAAACATCAACAAACGCAAAACAAAATATTTTGTGCAGTTTGTTTTATTCGATGTATATGGCAAACAATCTTAAAAAAGATTACGAAATACAAAATAATTTTATTTATGATATTGTATTAAGAACGAGAACGGATATAGTATATTTTAATGAAATAATTTTTGATAATTATATAAATAATCTGAATAATATAAGTGTCCCCAAAAAATATTTTTTGGACCAAGAATCATTTAATAATAAAAATAAACCGATGCCAGATATATTTGCTTTTTCAAATAGTAGAAATATGGATATTTTTTGTTCCGTGTATCCTGAATTTTTAAATTTAAATTCTGAAATAGATCCAGTATATGGAGAAAATTATTTGGGCGAATGGGTTAGAAATAAAAATAAATTAAATATATCACCAATAGACTGTAATTTAACTTTTGTACAAAGAACAAATTTGGCAATTATATGAATGTAGTAATACCACTAGTAGGCGAAGGAAAACGTTTCCAATTAGGTGGCTTTGAAGAACCAAAGCCATTAATAAAAATTTTTAATAAACCAATTCTCCAACATTCCATAGAGTCTTTAAATATTGATGGTAATTATATTTTTGTTGTTAGAGAGTATGAAAACAACAAATGGAACCGAGAGCTGTCCTCTCTAATAAAATCGTTGAAACCAAATTCAAAAATTATTTTATCAAAAAAGTTGACTAGAGGTGCTGCAGAATCTGTTTTATTAGCAAAAGAAAACATAAATGATGACACGCCTCTTATAGTAACAAATTGTGACCAATATATAGATTGGCAAGAAAACGAATTAAATAATTTTTATTTTTCTATTTTAGAAAAAAATTGCGACGCACTTGTAACAACTTTTAATCATATAAATCCGGAACACATAAAAATAAATGAAAAAACTCCATACTCATTTATTAAAATAAATAAAGATGGTGACGCAACCCAATTTTCTGAAAAAATTGCAATAAGCAAGTTGATGTTAAATGGTATACATTTTTGGAAGAGAGGTAGTATGTTTGTTCAATCTGCTGAATCTATTATTGAAAAAAATATAAATTATAATAATGAATTTTATGTATCGTTAACTTTTAACGAATTAATTCAAAAATATAAAGTAAAACATTTTCAAATGACAGATTCAAGTTTTTATTCATTGGGAACACCAGAAGATGTGGAGTTATTTAAAAATAAAAAAATACTAAAATGAAAACAGCATTACTATTATCTGGACATTACAGAACATTCGACACAACATCCAATTTTTGGAAAAAAAATGTAATAGATCAATTTTGTTGCAACGATCACGTTTATCTCTCTACCTATAATACAGATGGTAGGAGATTAAATAAAGAAATTGACATACGCACTCAAGGATCTTTAAATAATGCTTTATTTGATGGATTATCAAATTATAGAACAAAAAGAAAATTTTAAAGAAAAAACAAAATTAATTAAAAATATAATATTTAAAACTTTTAATCAAGACAGAAGAATGGAGTGGTTCTTTTCTCTTTATTATAAAAAACTGGATGGTTTAAAAAATTTAATAAAAAAAGATTTATATGACGTTGTTATTTGCAGTAGACCTGATTATGCGCCGAAATCAGTATTTTTTAATAGTGAAACATTAGATAAAGAAAAAATTTATCTATCAAGATTAAATATAGAAAACGGTTATCATGATTTTTTTATAATAGGTTCACCGCAAAATTTATTAAAAATATTTAATATATACCACGATATAAATGATATTTTAATTCCCCATGTAATAAATCTTGGTAAAATTAATGAAATAACATGTGGACATACTTTACTTACACACTATATTGATGATATATTAAAATTAAAAGAAAATATAGTAGAAATTGAATTGAATGGAGAATTAGTAAGATGAAAATAAAAATGTATTTTGTTACGTATAATCGACCGAACGATTTAAATGAAACTCTGGAATCTTTTTTTAATACTGATCTATTTTTAGATAGTGACTATGACCAAGTTGAAAAAAACGTCTATGTAGTAAATAACCACTCTAACTTTATATTAAATGAAAAATTTAAAAACAAAGTAAAAGTACTCCATAATGTGCTTAGGCCGGATTTTTCCTGTGGCCATTTAAGTCGAAATTATAATGAAATTTTTATTAATGGATTTAAAAATTTAAACAATCCCGACTGTGATATCTTAATGCACAGCCACGACGATAATTATTTTGATAAAAACTTTTTTAAAAATTTATTAGAATATAATAAAAAATATGATATTATAACTTTTTCTCAAGGCTGTGGTTTTATGGCTTACACGCCTGAGGCAATAAAAAAAGTAGGTATGTGGGATGAAAGATTTTGCACAATTGGTTATCATGAAGGTGATTATTTTCTTAGAGCGATAAAATATAATGCTGATAAGACTAGCATAAATGATCCAAATCAACTTAGAACTTGGAATCCGCTCCCGCATATAGTTTATAAGATGCCTCACACACATTTGAACACAGCTCATAGAGAAAGCCAAAATTACTATTCAATTTGCAGGCAACTTTTTGAATTAAAATGGTCTGGAGTCAAAGATACAAATTTTTCAGCAAAAATATTAAATATTTTGTCTGACCCAGCGATACCTATGCACATGATGTATCCATATTTTGAAAAAGATCTATATGATATTCAAACTAAATACTTTAAACAAATAGACCTAAATGGAAGGAAATTTATGTCATGAAATTATTTAAATACGAAGAATTAAAATCAAATATAAATGGTTTAAAATTTATTCCAAATTTATTGGAATACAATAACAATGACGATTGGATAGAAAATGTCTATATGTCAAATACAGTGACAAATATAAATGAAAAACACCAAAAA